CGCAGCCTACAATGCCGGCGCCGGCCATATCATCAAAGCGCAGCGGCTGGCCAGCCCCACGTATCAATGGTGGGCGGTGGCCAAGGAGCTGCCACGGATAACGGGGATACGCAATGCGAGAGAAACGACCAGCTACGTCAAGCGCATCGAGGCCTATTATCGCCAATTGTGCGGATAAGGCCAAGCAGCAGCGCCTGACCTGGCTGATGAACCTACATGCACTTTGGCAATGGAAACGACAACACGAGGTGAAGCGATGAGACAAGCCCTGATCATGATCCTGCTGGCAACGATGCTGTCAGCCTGCGGGACCACCGTCAGCAACCAATACACCGTCACCGGTGACCGTAACTCATTCAAGTGCGACAGCGTGGCCGCGCCGTTGAAGACCGTAGATACCAGCCTGGGGGCCTCAGTCGCGGCCACGGCTGCCCTATCGCAACAAGGTCCAGCCACCAACAGCGGATCTTCCGAGGCGCAAGCCGTTGAGGGTCCACGATGATGAAAGGCTGGAAGACCTGGGCGGCCGCCGGTGGGCTCTGCCTGCTGGGCCTTTACCTGGTCTACGAAGGCAAGGACGATCTTGGCATCCAGGCCATCCTGATCGGCCTGGGCCTGGTGGGCATCGGACACAAGGTGGAGAAGGGAGCGGCATCGGCGGCCGTGATCGCAGCGGCGAGGGAGCTGGCCAAGGATCGAGCCAGGAAAGTTGTGGCCCTCCAGCACGGCGACTACATACCCAGGCCCCGGCCCTCTGCAACCGATCCGGCTCATAACGATTGATGGACGATGTCGATATCGCCCAGCGCAACCAGGAACAGTTCGAGCAACTGGCCCTGCAGCTACAGATACAGTCTATGCCCCAGGGCGATGCGGCGGAAGAGTGTGAGGATTGCGGGGACGATATCCCCGAAGCGCGACGCCGGGCCGCCCCGGGCTGCACTCGGTGCATAGGATGCCAGCGGCGGTTTGAACGGCAATTAAAGGGGTGGCGAGGATGGAAGTGAATTTGGCGGTGGCCCTGATCGGCCTGCTCAAAGAGATGGGGGGATGGGGAGCGGGGGCCTTACTGGCAATCTTCATGCTGATTCCCCCACTGTTGGGATTTTTGACGGTCATCCTCGGCATCCGCGCCATCCGGTCCCTCGAGCGGACCATGGTGGACGGGATGGCCAGGGTGGAGCTGATCGCGAGCCAAATGGCGATGAAGTACGACAACAATGTCATCCTGGTTGAGGATACCCAGAAACTTGCAAGGGCGACCCAGGCGCTGGTCGACAGCGTGCTTGAGGTCGTCAAGGAAAACTCAAAGGCCATCACCCTGGCCACAGCGAGAATGGAGGGCATGCAGAGACGATGAGCGAACGCCGGATACTGAAGGGCCGCTTGGCCGAGCTGGAAGAACAAAAGAAAGGGCTGGAGGTGAAGTTCCGGTCCAACTGCGAGCGCGTGGGCGAGATCGTCAACCCGCTGATTAATGAACCTGCGGACATGAAGATCCCCGAGGCAGCAGCCTTGATGGATGAGATGGTGATGCAGCAGGCCGAGTTGCTGGGCGTCTCCGCCAAAATCGAAGAATTGCAGGAAGCCCTGTATGGCTAAGAAGGGAGACCGGGCCTGCCTCGAGCCCCAGGCCATGCGGATGTATGCAGAGGGCCGGGCGCTGTCCGATATTTCCGGGCTGCTCGATGTTTCCGTCACCAGTCTGGCCAAGTGGAAGGAAGAAAGCAAGGTTCCGTCCGCCGACATGGATGAATGGGACCGGGCCCGGACGCAGAAGCGGACCAACATTCAGCGGCTGCGTGATCTGTTCGAAGACCAGCTGTTTTTCCTGGAAGGGCTGGACGCGATTAAACGGTCGGCGCCGATGATGGACACCCTCTCTAAGATCGGCAGCTTGCTGGAGCGCTGGGACAAGATGGAGAAAGCGCAGCGAGTGGCGGAAGACGTGGTGCGGGAAGTAAAAAAGACCGGCCTGTCTCCCGACACCGTTGAAGACATCCGCCGGCAGATCCTCGGTATCGGGCAATGATAAAGACCCTGGCCGCTCCTTACGCCTTTCTCTCGTACCAGCAAGCCTGGGCTGCCGACACGGCCCAGGTCAAGGTGATCGAGAAGTCGCGGCGGATCGGGCTCTCCTGGTCCGAGGCCGGGGATGACGCCCTGTTTGCCGCCGGAACCGAGGGCGAGGACGTCTGGTACATCGGCTACAACAAGGACATGGCCGAGGAGTTCATCACCGACTGCGCCGAGTGGGTCAAGAAATATGCCCTGGTCGCCGGAGCCGTTGAGGAAGAAATCGTCAAGGATGAAGACAAGGACATCCTCACCTTCCGGATCAAGTTCGCCTCAGGAAACAAGATCGTGGCCCTGTCGAGCCGACCTTCCAACCTGCGCGGCAAGGCGGGCCGAGTGGTGCTCGATGAGGCGGCCTTCCATGACGATCTCGCCGGGCTGATCAAGGCCGCCATGGCGCTATTGATGTGGGGCGGGCAGGTGCGGATCATCTCCACCCATAACGGCGACAGCAACCCATTTAACGAGCTGATCAACGATATCCGAAGCGGCAAGAAGCCGTACAGCCTGCACCGGGTGACCTTTGACGATGCCCTGTCGCAGGGCTTGTACCAGCGAATCTGCCTGGTGAAAGGCCGGGAGTGGTCGCCGGCTGCGGAAGCCCAGTGGCGGGCAGAGATCGTCGCCTCCTATGGCGATGACGCCGACGAGGAGTTGTTCTGCATCCCCAGCCAGGGCAGTGGCACCTACCTGCCCCGGATCATTATCGAGCGCTGCATGCGGGACGATATCCCGGTGCTGCGGTGGGAGTGTAAGGATGAGTTCGCGCTGCAGCCGGATCATATCCGCCAGGCCGAGGCGCGGGACTGGTGCGACGAGCACTTGGCCCCATTGCTGGCCGCTCTAGATCCGAAGCGCCGCCATTATTTCGGTGAGGACTTTGCTCGAAACGGCGATTTGACGGTGTTCTCGCCTCTGGCTGAGAAAGAAAATCTGACCTATCGCCAGCCTTTTGTGGTGGAGCTGGCCAACATTCCCTTCAAGGAACAGGAGCTGGTCGTCTTTTTTATCATCGACCGATTGGCCCGCTTCACCTACGGAAATTTCGATGCTAGGGGCAACGGCCAATACCTGGCTGAGGTGGCGATGCAGCGGTATGGGATTTCTCGGATTGGGCAGGTGATGCTCTCCGAGGCCTGGTACCGGGCCGAAATGCCACGGTTCAAATCATTCTTTGAAGATGGGACCATCGAGGTCGCCCGCCATGCGGATCATCTCGACGATTACCGGGCGATCAAGATGATCAAGGGCGTGGCCAAGCTGCCCGACACCAAAACCAAGGGGTCGGACGGACGCCAGCGCCACGGGGATGCAGCCATCGCCGTGGCCATGGCGGTATCGGCGACTCGGATGGATGCAGTCGAATACGCCTACCATCCGGTGACCAAACGTGATTTTGAACCGGGCAGCCGCGATATCCGGACAACCGCCGGTTTCGGCGCCATCGAGGGGACCTGGTAATGCTGTACGATCATTTGGGCAGACCGATAAAAACCCAGCAGTTGACCAGCGAACTGGCGGCGCCCAGCCTCACCGGGATCCGCACGGTCTGGGACGCCACCGTGGCGGCGGGCATGACGCCGTACAAGCTGGCTACCCTGCTGCAGGGAGCGGCAGCCGGCGATATCTACGATTACCTGACCCTGGCCGAGGAGATGGAGGAACGGGATCCCCACTACCGCTGCGAGCTCTCCAAGCGCAAGCTGGCGGTGGCCTCGCTGCCGGTGACCGTGGAAGCGGCGACCGATGCGCCCAAGGATGTGCAGCTGGCCGACGAGGTCCGCGCCCTGGTCAAGAAAGCCGGATTCCGGGGACTGCTCAAGGATCAGTTGGACGCCATCGGCAAGGGCTTCTCGGTCTGCGAGATCAACTGGTCGCGAGGGGCGAAGTGGATGCCGACCCGATATGACTTGCGCGATCCCCGCTTCTTCACTTTTGACCAGGCCTCCCGCCGACAGATCCGGCTGCTTGATGAAAGCAATATGATGGAGGGGATCGAGCTGGCCCCCTACAAATTCATCAGCCATCTGCCCCACCTCAAGACCGGCATCCCCATCCGGGGCGGACTGGCCCGGGTCGTGGCCTGGTCATGGATGTGCAAGAACTACACGGTCAAGGACTGGATGGCCTTTGCCGAGGTGTTCGGCATGCCACTCCGCGTGGGAAAGTACCAGCCGGGAGCGGACAAAAACGACATCGCTATTCTCAAGGCGGCGGTGGCCAACCTGGGCAGCGACGCCGCGGCGGTGATCCCGGAATCGATGCTGATCGAGTTTATCGAGACCAAGACTACCGGCAGTATTGATCTTTTCAAGACGCTCGCCGACTGGCTCGATGCCCAGGTGAGCCGGGCCATCCTCGGCCAGACCGCAACCACCCAGGGGGCGCCCCGCAAACCCGCCGC